GGCCTTGTGAATACGATCCCTGTTTCGCCATCTACGATGAACTCATGCGCGCCGCTCCCACTCGTTCTACCCACGGCGCACAGACAACCCATGCTCAGCGCTTCCATTACAGTCGACGGCTGGCTGTCGTGGTAGGAGTGGTACAGGAAGGCGTCAGCCTGCGATAGGAGGGCAAACTTGCTTTTCACGTACCCCAAGTAGTACCCCTTGCCTCCAACAATGGGCCCGCGATCGTAGGCGTAGTGACCGGACTGGCCCGCGACCAGAATGGTTCCAGTGAAGTTGGAGCAGACTGTGGCTGCATCAAGGAGATGGTCCACAGCGCGGCGCTTCAGCCCGAAGTTCAAGTTGGTAAGGACCACGATGTGTGGCTTAGGAACATCAGGGAGTACGAACTTCGCCTCGGCATCATCGACCTCGTAGCACCCATTGGGAATGATGCAGATTGGCGTCTTGATTTCCAGGAACTTGTTCTTCATGTTGTTGGCGATGGTCTCGGTCAAGGACACGATGCGCCTGGCTTCTGAGTAGGTACGAACGGCCGAGTCAACCATCTCAGGGCTAAAGTGCCAGAACTGCCCCCTGGCCGTTGTTACATAGGGAATCTTGTGAATGGACCACAGAAGCCGCGCCGCTGCCGAATCCTGAAATGGGTAGCAGGTCCAAACGAGGTCAGGGAGGTTGGGGGAGCTTGCGAAGTGGTGGTAGACATCCTCTGCCGTGTGAATCTCGACGCGAAACCGGTCGACCAGGTGCTCCACAATCCGGAGCGTCCGGGAAAGAAAACGGTAGGTGCTCAGTATCCAGATTAGGGGGCGGGATTGGGGTAGCGTTCCCCGTGTTATCGAGAGAGCATCAATGAAGGCTTGTAAGTGCGGCACGGAGTGAGTCTTACTGTGCAGCTCGGCGTTCTCCATCTCGCGTCGCTTGGACGCCGACGTGCTGTAACCTCCGGACAGGAATGTGCTAGCAGGAAGGGATGAACCTTCCAGCCTTTGGACAGGCACCAGGGCCTTAGGAACTGCAGCGGTTCGGGGCCCACGAACACGGACCTGTGTGAGTGTTGCGTTGTAGCATGATCGCCACAGCGGTGCGCGGTCCTGCCAGGTCCATTTCTGAACAGACCGGCGCGCCGCACTACCCATCTTTCGAAGATGCTCCGGAGGCATCGCTGCCAATTTCGAGATGGCAGTGGCAAAGGCTTCGGGAGTCCGTTCGACAATGAACCCGTTGACACCATCCTTGATAATGTCAGGGACGATACCAACAGGGGTTGAGATGACAGCCCGCCCGCAGGCGAGTCCCTCAAGCACAGGATTTGGGGTTCCCTCTGTTGAAGAAGCACACAGGACGCACGAGATGTCTTGATAGAACGTGGGCATCTTGTGAAGGGGCCAGGGATTCCCCGAGGCGGCATCCAGGATGTGTAGGGGCACGCCGGTAAGCTTCTGGGCCTCGCGCAGAATGCGGCTCCCTTTCACATCAGGGGGTGCCCCGGGGGTGTCGCGCTGGAGGTTGCCACACCAGCCGAGAGTAAACGCACGCGGCAGGGGCAGCTGCCGGAACAGCTCGGTGTCCACGCCGTCAGGGATCGCATAGCCCGGAGGTGCGTCTGCTCCTGCAAAGCTCAGCGCGTCCTCAAGAAGCCTCTTGTTAGCAGCAACGAGGGCATCCGCGTTCCGCAGGACGAGGCGGAACTGGTGCCGAGATCCTTCATCCACGCGCCAGGAGAGGCCGTCGTAGAGGCAAACAACGAAGCCCTGTGACTTCAAGTTTGCTTTCAGCTGCAGGAGCGCAGGCCACCAGAGCACGTTGACGAGGTCGCACGACCCCTTGGTCAACGTTTGGTAGGGCGCCACGGTGAAGCGATACCACTCTGTGAGAGGGCGCGAGTGCTGCTTAGCGACGTTCTCGAACGTCCAGCCAGCTCGATCCGTCGCGCAGATGATGTGGGGTGCTGTCACGTGGAGGCCCGCCCTTGAACGTGGGCGCTGCCGTCAAGGCAGCGCGGTTGTATCAGACCACCTCCGTGGCTACACGACGGCTACGACGCCTCCTGCGATCTGCAAGATTCGATAGGCACCCGTCGTCTGGTCCTGGAGCCGGATGCGGGGCATCGTCGGTGGGTTCGTGCCATCGACGGTCAGCCAGCTCTCACCACCAGCGTAGTACGGCCCGGCCCCCGAGCCCACGTTCAGCGTGTCATGGTCCGGCCAGCCAGTGATCATCTCATTGATCTTGGCGATCATGGTGTTCAGCTGGTCGGCGAGGTCACCCGTTCCCCGCGGCGTGAGCAGCTTTCCTCCGCGAAACAGCTGGGTGCTCAGAGTCGATAGGCTTGCGATGGCCATCCGTGTCCTCCAGTGTCTTCAAGCAGGATAGCGACCCGCGAAGCGGGGAGTCAAGGTTATTCCTATACTTATACCACGCGGAGTTGATGGCTTCCGCGACCCGCGGCGCGACGCTTCCTGGCCTGTCCCACAGTATGGTTCCCATGACTTGGCCCCGCATGCCGCCGGCCCCCGATACCCACTGCACGCAGTATTGATGCTTCGGTGCTTCCCAGCGGAACAGCCGGCCTATACAGAGAGAAGTTGCGCTCTCAGCATCCAAGACGGTCCACGCGGACCACCGAGCCGGCTCAAGCCATGTTGGCTTTCCCGCTGTGGACACGAGCCGGCGCAGGAGGCGACCGAGGGGCTTCTTCAGGATGGGGTCGCGGAGGCCCGGCTCACCCCAATGTGGGCAATAGGAAGTGAAGTGCTCCCACGCTTCCTTCTTCGCTGCGTGCATTCTGCCGAGGACCACACCGCGGCTCTTGTACTTCCAGGTCTCTGGTGATGCAGACGCAACCCACAGGTCCTGCTGCGCCTCCTGGAACGACGCATAGCCCCCACCACGGAAGTCACGGTAGAGACAGCGTCGCCAGCAGCCGTTGCAGCGAAGGCTGCTCCAGTGGCCTTGATACTGGTGTTGCTGCCGAGGCTGCATCATCCAAGGATGCGCAGGATGTGCGCGATGCAGGAGACAGCCGCGATCCCGATTGCAAAGAGGGCGATGCGGCGCCAGAAGACGAGCCCATCCCACAGCATGATGTTGTCCTCTACGATGTCATCCACGGTTGGGTTCTGGTGCCGGCCAGACAGGTGCGTCTCGAAGCGCATGCTCATTCCTCGACCACCTCAATCTCTGCGCACAGGCAGGAGAGGAGCCTCTGTGTTTTTCGTCCGGCGATGCCATCGGGCTGCAAGCCACTCTCACGCTGAAATCGTCGGATCTCTTGGGTGTCTTTGCCATCCAGGATACCATCTATTGGGTAGGTGTTGTAACCAAGCTCGAAGAGAGCAGCCTCGATCTCCCACGTCGTGAGGTTGAAGTGCGCGCCGTAGGTCTCGTTGATCCAAGGAAGGGCATGAGAGAGCCCCTCCGAGTGGTTGAAGTGCCAAGGCTCGGAGCGAATGGGCGTCCAGTTGTAACGGCGCAAGACCCAGCGGAGATCAGAGAGCGCCGGCTCTGGCGGCACAAGGTCGTGCATCTCAGAAAGGGCCTCCAAGCAAGGCTCGATGGCCAGGTCGATCGAGATGCCGAAGTTGTGCCCTGAGTAGCCTGGGAACGCAACGAGGCCCGGCTTGCGCTTGCGTGCGAGCATCGAGGCCTTGAAAGTTCGGAACATGTCGGAGTAGACCAGCTGGTACTTCGTCGCTTCCTGAAGATGCTTGAGGTCGTCATAGGCCGAAGGGTGGATCAACCGCATGCGCCGCGGAAGCATCCCGTCGTGAGTTCGGTAGACACCTCGCACAGGAAAGTCGACGTAGCGCAGCCGAAAAACCCAGCCATGTTCATATTTTTCGACGAGCGGCGCGTTCGTGGAGTGTGTAGCTTTCTTGGCCATAGCTGCAGGATACTGCGTTTAGGCAGGGCCCGTCAAGGGCCCTTTGCGATGTCACTGAAATGCCATGGTTGTTACTTTGGGCCTTGACCTTTGTTATATCAAGATGTAGGCTGAGGGTCACAAGCGGGAGAAAAGGTTCTATGGCAAAGCCCCCGAAGCGGGCCATGACGCTCCGGTTCACGGAGCAAATGAGGTCCCAACTAGCAAGGATTGTTGCCGAATCGACGGTAGCACCCAACATGACAGCGGCTCTCCGGGGGATGACGGACGCTTGGGCCCGTTGGCTGGATTTTCAGCTCTCTGCGGACAAGAAGGGGCACGAGCTGTGTCTTGCCCGTCGCAAGAAGGGCGACGAGAAAGGCGAGTGGGAGCTTTTGGAGAGGGTCAGCTTCAAGCTATAACGTAGTCATGATTTGGCTTATGGGGGCTGCTGTAGCAGCCCTGACGCTTACGCATGAAGCAGGTCCTCTGTCGTACTACGCGCCGGGGGATGGGCACAACGCAGGAACGCTCGCTTGTGGTGGGAGGTTCCGAGATGACCAGGTCCACATCGCTTATCGCGGGTGGCGCCGTGTCAAGTGTGGCCGGGCGGTTCTTGTCTACTCAGAGCAAACGAAGCGCGCTGTGCTCGCTACGGTGCGCGATGCGGGCCCCTTCGGCGTCGTGACGGGTCCGCTGCGTCGGGCGAAGGCTGAAGGGAGGTGGATGTGTTGGCCGAGGAGCAAACCGCCGCCGGGGTGGCGCTGGCGCGCGAAGGTGGACCTATCCGTGGGGCTGTGGCGGAAGCTCGGGAAGCCCCGTTTCCTCAGCAAGGTCCATCTAGTGTTCCTCCCCCTTCGTCTCCCTCCTCAGGAAAGGAAGGGCCAAGAAGGGGGTCGAGAGGGCCCTCCTGGCTCCTCTGCTCCTGCTTGCTGAGGCGTTCTACATAGGCGCCGATGGGGTGCAGCACGCCGAGCTGGGGCATGACAGTGAGCAGGTCGCTCGCTCGGCCCGCCGGGAGCCCGAGGTCTGCCTCTACACGCTCGGCCGGGACCTCCATGTCATCCAGGCACCGCTTGAGGAAGCGGGCTATACGCAGGCGCTTCTGTGCCTCTGGGTTGTTGGCACCCATACTCCGTAGTGTAGCACAGTGGGCTTTTCGTTGCCAACCCTTCGAGATCTCGCTACGCTGGCAGCATGGCCATCACGGTTCTTCAGACCCCTCCGCACTACGATACGATCCGGAGCGAAGCCGGCGCTTTCGCCGTCGACCCCGCAGTCGTGAACATAGCGAACTACCCCCCGACCGATGGCGCCGACCCGGGCTCCCGGCGAAGCGAAGTCCTCCTGTACTGGGACGCTGCAGCCGGCGTGGTCAATCCGCTCGATTGGCTCGATGTTCAGCTCCTGGTCTACGATGGCATCAACACCGTGTGGTCCTACGGCCAAACGCGTCGAGGAATCGCGCAACGGGAGGTGGTCTCCTTTCTCGTCGAAGGCGCCTCGTGTGTCTACCCCCGTGTGGTGGCCTTCGTGTGTGCGGCGGGCCAGAACCTCCGAATCCGAATGGCGGCTGGTCACCGCCTGATGTAGGCGGCCCATGAGCAAGGGCGCGCTTCGGACGAAGGGGGACGCTGCGCAGGCAGCGAACACGGGCGACCGGTCCACGGTCGCTGCGTCCTTCATTCCTTTTCAGCAGCTCGAAGGGTATCGCCCCGACAACGTCACGACCGGAGACAACCTCGAGAGCTTGGCACTCTCGACGCTCATTGGTGACGGGTCCACCCTAATCATCAAGGTCGCGGACGACATCAACCGGACCTACGCGGCATACCGCCTATCACCGCATCTTCAGCCTATCCTCGAGGCCTTCGCGGCCAACGTCTACGGTGTGGGTTTCAAGTACCCTCCAGTCGTCGACCCCGACAAGCCGGCTGACCAGAAGAAGGTCCGTGAGCTTCTCGAGTACAAGAAGGCGGATGGGGATTTCGATGCGGACGTGAGCGTATCGGATGCAGAGGTCGAGGCAGAGCTGGCGCGGATTCGGCGTCGAATCCCGAGGGAGAGAGCTTTCCTGAAGTCCTTCTTCTCGAGCTGCACGCCCGACATGCCTTTTCTGGAGCTGTGTTTGCTCGTGGGGCAGGACCTTGAGATCAATGGGCGAGCCTACGTGGAGGTCGCTCGGGACGTGGAAGGTCGGCCAGCGCAGCTCCTATGGGCGCCGGCCTGGTCCATTCGGGCGCAGCCCTTCGGTCCCTACATCAGCATCAGAGAGCGCGTTCCGATCTCAGACATCCATTGGGACTACAAGGTGACGCTGAAGCGATTTCGCTCGTGGGTGCAGCTGAATGCGCATTCATCTGTGGTCGCGCGGTTCAAGCAGTACGGAGACCCACGGACGATGTCGCGCAAGACGGGCCATTACTACGATACCTACGAGCAGATGCTTGAGAACCCTGAGGAGTACTACACCCACGAGGACCCCAAGACGGGTGAGGATCGCGAGATCCCTGCTCTGTCGGCGACGGAGCTTTTGGAGTTCAAGCTTCCTTCGGCTGCCAGCTCGACCTATGGAAAGGCTGCCTGGACCGGTGCCTACCCAGGCGTCGAGGGAACCCGGGACCTGGCAGAGCACAACAAGGATGTTGTCACTGACCAGAAGATTCCACAGATGGTCGTCCTTGTGGCTGGCAACCGCGGGATCCCTGAGGAAGACATCGAGCGCCTGAAGGCGGAGATCAAAAACAAGAAGCCGGGAGAGCGAGGCATCTACTTCATCCAGGCGATCGACCAGCAGTACGCCGCAACGGCCGGGCAACCTGGCACGACGCAGATGAAGGTCATCAAGACCAAGTCGGAGCAGCACACAGATGCACTCGGGCTGAAATACAAAGAGGATGCGCTCAACGAGCTTCGCCGCATGTGGCGCATCCCGCGCATTGCCCTTGGTGATGGCGAGGGCATCACGAGGGCCACAGCTCTCGCACTGATGCGCTTCACGGAGGTTCAGGTCTACGACCCGCGGCGTGACCTGCGTGATACTCGCTGGAACCAGTACCTCCTTCCGGACCTCAATATCGAATGCGTTCGGATGAGGACGACATCGCGAGTTCCGAAGGAGCCCGATGAGCTGGCGAACATCATCAAGACCTTGGTCCAGGCAAACGTGCTCACGCCGGATGAGGCCCGCGAGTTCGCAGGCGATATCTTCCACAAGGACCTCCGTGATCTGCGGGGCCGGTGGTCGAAGATACCGACGCAGCTCTTGACCTCCCTTCTGCAGACCAAGAATCAGCTCATCGCAGCGGCTGTCCTCGGCGGTGAGGATGGAGCCGATGACCTCATGCAGCGGCTTGAAGAGGTCTTCAGGACACCTGGAGCTGCCCAAGGAGCAGCTCCGGCGCCGCCACGTTCAAGCGTAGGAGAACCCCCAAATGACCCATCTAAAGAGTCCCGAGAGGAAGAAGGCGCGCCCGCCAGACAAGGACGCGGCGATGCGGGCTCGGGCTCGGGCGACGGCTGAGCTTGCCGCCCAGGGTCTCTACCAGTGCATGGGGAGGTGCCGTAAGATCTACCCCCTTGCGAAGGGCATCGTCGTCACATGGGGTGGGAACGTCCTTTTCGCGGTATGCCCCGAGTGCTTCCCTGAGATCCCTGTCGTCCTCAAGCGCAAGCTCAACTCGAATGGGCAGCAAGCTATCTACGTTGGGCCCCTCAAGGAAGCCGACCGGCCAGCAGACATCGTCCCAGCGTCCAGCCTCTCGCAGGTATCCGAGTTCGTGAGCAAAGACGCGTTGGCCAAGTTCAAGCGGAGCGAGCCATGAGCGGAAAGATCATCACCCCGGAGCAGTTCCGCCGCGAGCAGCAGCGAAAGGCCCAGGCTTCTCCGGACCGGAGCGTGGAGCGGGGGGTAGAGGGCCTTCAGGGCCGCGCGGCCCCTGTTGGGCAGATCCGTGTGCCGCTCATCCAGCCGCCGCCTGCGCTCCAGGCCGACCTGCAGGCAAATCCAGACATCGCGCCTCTGTTCTTTCAGCGTATCGGTGCGACGCTCACGATGGCGCTCCAAGACCCCCAGCTTCGGCCTCGGGTCATCAGCGGAGACTTGCTGAAGTCCTGGGTACAGTTGTGCTACGATGTCCTCGTTACGATGCGGCGGGATATGCACTACCCCTTGCGGAAGTGCTTCGACGTCTTGCCACAGATCTTCCGCGATGCGCTCCTTCGGGGCATTCGGGCGGAAGATGTCGCTGAGAAGGAGCACGCTGATCGGTACTGGCAGCGAGACAAGTCGCGGGTCCCCATGCGGATTCATGACACCGACCTCGCCGAGGAGGCGAAAGATGCAGGGGCGACTATCAAAGATTTCACTGACGAAGGATGACCCGGCATCAGTCCGGTCCATGATCCGGCAGGTGGAATACGCTCTTGCGGAGAAGGACTGGTCCGGAACCAGCGAACTCATCGTGGCTCACCGGCTCCTGCACACCCAGTTCGGCGACGATCCCTCGGACCTTGTTCTCGACATCGAGAAGGACCTCTCGACCGAGCTTCGCCGCCGGGGCATCGAGCACCGCTACGATGATGCGCTGACGGAGAAGGCAGGGACAAAGCCGGCCACCCTCCGTCCGCCTACGTCATACGAGGTGCAGTCTTATCTGAAGCCGATTGCTCTCGACAGCGACGCCGTTCGCCTCGTGATGGACGCTTCTGGCGTTCACGACTCGGTCTACGTCGATGTTCAGGGCAACCTCCTGTCATCCCTCGAGAAGCCTATCCTCAAGGCGATGAATCGCTTGCTGCCTCCTGGGCTGCAACTCAGGCCGCTAACCCGGGGGGTCAAGGGCGACTTCGCACAGGTCACCACAGTCTATGCGCTCCGCCTTGAGTGCGACGGCTTGATGCCTGGAACGCGGGTTACAACTTGGCAGAACGCGGTGCAGCGTCTTCGCGACTCAGCCGCGAAAGCATCACAGGTTTTCAAGGCCGACATGGACCCACGCATTCCCTTCCGCGTCCTCAAGACTGCTGCCGAGGACGCCGGGGAGTACATGGAGGGGCTCGTCACAGGAGTCATCCTCGAGCCAAATGTGATCGACAAGACGACTACGGACGAATCAGAGGGGGACATCTACTCAGAGGAAGAGATCACGAAGGCCATGTTCTGGTGGATGGAGAACGCTGGCCACACCTTCACGGATATGCACCTCGACCATGGAGGCACCGTCCTCAGCGAGGACGAGGTCGTCCTGCTAGAGAACTGGCAGACCCGGGAGGACGGGAAGCTCGGTGAGCAGGACGTGCCCAAGGGTACGTGGTGCGCCTCCGTGCGCGTGCGGAACGCTGACCTTCTTCAACGAATTCGGGGAGGTAAGGTCAACTCCTGGTCCATCGGCGCCAACGCGATGGCAGCTCTGGAGCGCGTAGCAGCCTAGTACGCGGCTCCCTTTTCATTTCCCGTCCCTGTGTGGAAAAAGGTTGCTGACCCCCTCGGGGGTCGGGCATCCTCGTTTCTAGGCCATATGGCGAAGAAGAAAGCCAAAAAGAAGAAGCGGAAGTCACGCTGGCGGATCCTCCGGCGGCTGTTTGATATCCAGCCGCACGAGAATGCCTTTGTGCCCTGGGGCGCGAATCAGCGCCCGTTCGCTGTAGTCAAGGAGTCTCCCATGGATTTCCCGAGCATCGAGGACCTTCAGAAGGCCCGCAGCACTCTCGACGAGGTGGTCACAGTGGTCAAGACGGGCAAGCCCGACGGCGCGGCCCTGACGGCCCTCTTTGGCCGCCTCGATGACATCGGGGATCTCTTGCTCCCGGCCGACAACGGCGCCGGCGACAGCAAGACCGACAGAGGCGTGCTGACGAAGGCCCTCAAGGCTCTCGAGACCTTGCTCCCGGATGTCCAGTCTCGCGACTTCCAGACGGCAGACCAGGTCGAGTCGGTCGTCACCCTGATCAAGGACCACCTCGACGGCGCGGGGACCGAGAGCGCCGACGGTGCCGAGGCCGACGACGCCGACGGTGCCGAGGCCGACGACGATGCCAAGGGCGAGGAGTCCGCAGCCGAGGCAGCGGCCAGCGCAGAGGGGGCCTCCGAGGGCGAGGCCACCGATACTGAGGCCACCGATACCGAGGGCGAGGGGGAGAGCGAGGCCGCCGCTGCAGCTGAAGGGTCAGAGGCCGCAGGCGAAGCGGCCGAGGAGGCTACCGAGGGCACCGAAGCTGCCGAGGTCGCTGAGGCCGAGCCGGCGGACCTGGCGAAGGTGCTCGAGGCGATCACGGGCCTGGGGGAGCGGGTGAACAAGCTCGCCGAGGACATCGAGGGCATCAAGAAGGGCAAGGGGGCCACGAAGGTCGGCAAGGGAGCACCACAGCAGGTCCCCGGGACCCAGCCGGTCTACACCAGGAGCCAGGACGGCAACGTCTCCCCTGCGGAGGAGCAGTTGCTCTCGATGGACCTGACGCAGCATCCGGACCTCGCGAGGATCACGCCCCTCGGGACCTTCCTGGACGAGTAGGAGCAAGCGCACCCGATGGCCCGCCGCTGGAAAGATGTGCTGAAGGCCAAGCCGACAGCGCACAAGAGTCCACCCAAGGGCTACCCCAAGAACCGGTCTCAGTACGCGGACCCAAAACGCTACAAGTATCCAATAGATACAGAGCAGCATGTGCGCGCTGCGTGGAGCTACATCCACCAGGCGAAGAACCGCAAGGGGTACTCGGCTTCCGAGCTGAAGGCCATCGAGGGTCGCATCCGGGCTGCAGGCAAGAAGTTCGGCATCAAGTTTGAAAAGGACGGCGACTCTCGGATACCGGGGGACGCTGCTGTGCAATATCTGGACCCGATCGAGTGGATGGACCTCTCGAGGTCACCGGACCTAGAAAACTTGACACCGGTCTCGGGACTCGACGAGTCTATAACCTGAATCCGGCGCCATTCGTGGAGTGAACCCATGACCGAGAATCGAAACCTGAGAACGCCTGTCTACGTCACCAAGGCCGACATGGCGGTGGCCGACCTCGCTGCAGGCGGCGCGCTGGTTCGGGACCAGCTCAAGAAGTTCCTGCTGATCCAGATTGTGGGTCAGGTCCTGATGCAGCGCATCCGGGTCACCACGATGTCGCGCGAGCAGCAGGAGATCCCGAAGATGACCACCTTCGGGAACCAGGTCTGGTATCCCGGCACGGAGAGCCAAGCACTGACGCTCGCAGAGCGCAGCCAGCCGGGCTTCGACCAGGTCATCCTGACCTCGACCGAGATCGTGTGCCAGGTCGACTTCCCGCGCTACGTGCTCAAGGCACAGGTCGAGGGCGCGAACTTCAAGAACACCATGATCGGGTATCTGGGCCTGCACACGAAGCGGGACTTCGAGAACCTGGTCATCAACGGTGACACCGTGGGTGGCGCGACGACCTTCCTGCAGCTGTTCAACGGAATCGTGGCAGGCACCACCACGAACACCTACGCCGCGGGCGCCGTGGCGCTCAGCTCCGACGTCATGCGCAACACGCGCCTGACCATGCCGCAGGAGTTCAAGAGTCAGCAGAACCTCGAGTACTACACGAACGACGTCGCCTGGGCTGCCCTCGATGACGAGTACGCTGCCAGAGGCACGCCCCTCGGCGACACGCACCAGAGCAAGATGCCGACCCTGTACTACAAGGGCAAGCCGGTCCACGAGGTCGACCTGTTCCCGTCGACTCTCGGCGTCGGTGGCAACGAGACGGTCGTGCAGTACATGAACCCCAAGAACTTCATCCTCGCGTTCCACGAGAACGTGGAGATGCAGTCCGAGTACAACATCCGTGAGCGCGTCTGGACCGTGGTGCTGACTGCGCGCGTCGCGCAGGCCTTCGAGCACGAGCCGATGGCCGTGCAGAGCACGGGTGTCGTCGGGACCTAGTAGGAGCTGAAGGGCGAACCCTGACCTGAACCCATAGACGCGGGCTCGTGCGAGCCCGCTGACGGAGCAAAAGATGGCTATCACGAACGTCGCGGCGGCAGGCACGCAGGGCCCCTTCGCTACCATGAAGTCGTGGGGTGTGGGCCGCGCCGACATGGACCTCGACAACAGCTACCCAACTGGGGGCTACACGAACTTCGTTGCGACGACCCTGAAGGGCGTCTCGGGATGGGAGCACATCACGGTGGTACACATCCCGGATCAAATCGTGATCGCAGGCGGAAACGCCTACCTCGCACACTGGGACCGGGCGAACGACACGCTCGAGATGTACCGGTTCCCGACGGCGGTGGGACCAGCGACCGAGGTGCCGAACGCGACGAACCTCGCGGCGTGGACCAACGTCGAGATCGTGTTCTTCTACATCTAGGCCGCAGCCCCGCCACATGACCGGGGCGGCACAATGCCGCCCCCCCACGTTCAAGGAGGGCCCCAAATGGCCAACGAACTCACCGAGCAGACTGCCTCTGCACTTCTCAAAGCCATCACGACGCTGAACGGAACGGTCGAGCAGCTCGCTGACCGTGTCGCGGCGGCGCCCGAGCCACCACCCCCAGCACCCGTGCAGGCTCCCGCTGCGTCCGACCCCAGTCTTCCTCCTCCAATGGGGGTGCATCACGGGGCACCGCCCCCTGCCCCGGGGGGTAACGGGGCAGCGGCCCCAGGGTCCCCGGCAGCTCTCGGCTTCACGGAGCCGGTCTACTTCGTGCGGATCAAGCCCTACAACCCGCGGCGTGGGTGCGTGCGGAAGCGGCAGTTCTTCAACGAGCTGGGGCGGGCGATCAACGGAGGAACAGGGGAGCCAGGGGATGTCCCAGAGTGGGTCCAGGTGGCGCCGGACGTCGCTGCCAAGCTGACGGTCTACCACCAGAACGACAACGACCCGATGAGCCCTCTCGTTCTGGACTTCGCGACGCAGGCCGAGATGCTACAGATTAACCAGGTCGAGGAGATGTACCGCGCCCGGCAGCTCGGGGTTGCCGCTGCGGGCCCTCTGCCTCCGGGGCAGTTCGCACAACAGACGCAGGCCGCCGTGCGGGCCCCCTCCGGGCACAACATGGCTGGCATGCCGCAGCAGGTGCCGATGCGCCAGCCTCCCGCGGCCATCCCCAACGCGGCCCAGTTCGCGCACTCCATGCAGCAGGCAATGATGCCCCAGGTGCCCTTTCAGGCTCCTGCAGCGCCCCAAGCCTACCCGGCCCAGGCGATGCCGCAGGCAGCGCCGCCGGTTGCTCCTGGAGTCGGGTTGCAACCGGGGGAGGGCGGTGTTCCACCTCTGCCACCCGTTCAGGGAGCACCCCAGGCGGCTCCTCCGCCGGCCGTGCAGGCCGGCCGGGCTGCGGCGCTACGGGGTGTCCCCAACACGCCGCCCCCCGCGGAAGACCTGGCGCGCACAGCCCAGGGCCGAAAGGCTCGGAGTGAGGCCGAGGCTGCTCTCGACGAGGCTGGGAAGTACGGCGCGCCGGCAACCCGCATCGCGCCGAAGTAGCCTCCGGCCAAGTACGTGTCTTCGTTGCCTCCAGCGGATTCGTGCGCTGTGTACGAGCGGCGGGGGCACTTCGTCATTGTCTGGGATCTGGACCTCGCGATATACTGTTTCTACCGTGGGTTGGAGGTCACAGATGCTCGCCGGGTGGCACGGGGACGGCATGAGATCGAGTTTGCCGACAGAGACCAGCGCATTCGGTACTTGCAGCTCGAGTATGCCAATAACCGCCCTGTGGGCGCCAGAGACCTCCTGAGCGCCCAGCGGGATTTGAAGAAGCTTATCCGGGAGCACTCGAAGCAGCATGCGCGGTCTGGTTCAAGGCGAAGCTAGTTCAGCGAGCAACCCGATCTTGCAGCTATTTTGCAGGAGCGGGGGCTACCTTGCTGATTTCTACTCAGGCACGTACCTCGTTCAGGACCTGCACGACTACACGGTCGCACCCGTGACGAAGGCCTCCGGCAACCTGACGGCGAGCGAGAAGCTAAGCACGGGGCGCTACGTGATTCCGACGGGGGACACCTCGGCCTGGAACGTTGGTACCCACCGCGCGACGTGCACCTACAAGATGGTCGATGGCGGCCCGGACTACTACCAGGTCCACGAGTTTGAGATCTTGGACTCCGGGGATTGGGCCACCGGTAAGCAGTACGTGGGCTACGTCACGACGCGGCGGATGTACCAGGACGGCTTCCGGCCAACCACTGTAGCCCGCTCGACGTTGCATCGCACCATTGACGAGATCTCCAGGCTCATCGAACGCTGGACGCATCGGTGGTTCGAGCCCCGCTACGTTCAGATTCGTCGGCCCGGTCAAGGCAGCGCGAAGCTCCTCCTCATCGAGGCGGTCATCGCGATCGAGGATGTGCACGCCATCTGGGACACCACGAGCGGCGAGGACTCCTACAAGTACGAACAGTACCTGTATAAGGTCTACAACCGTCATCTCGATGGCTACACCCAGGAGGATGACCGCTTCAACCCCAGAATCGTTCTGACCGATGTCGATGGCGACGTGGTCGAGGTCTCCGACTTTGCCTGGCCCTATGGCAACCAGAACATCCGTGTCGATGGTGTCTTTGGCTACACCGACCCGGAGTACGATGAGCACTCCGGCCAGGTGCTCATTGGCCACACGCCGGCCCCCATCGGCCGCATCGCTGCAACGCTCACGAAGCGCTGGACCATCGACCCCAGTCTCTCTAGCCTGACCCAGCAGCAGCCAGGCCGGGTCATCTACCAGAAGACCCGCGACCAGGCCATCCGCTTCGGCGGAACCGATGGGGCCGTCATGACGAACATGTCGGGAGATGCCACCATCGACAACATCCTCGCGAAGTACATGAGCCCCGTTGTCCTTCGCGCAGTTTGAGTTCAAGGAGACCCCGCTATGATTCGCTCGGCCAAGACCTTCTTCGTCGCTTTCCGTTTCCTCGTCCGGAGTCACGCCTCTGGGGAGTTCGTGGGCGTCAACAGTGTCTACTGCGACCCCTTCACAGGAGACATCCTCATGGGCCGCGCGCACCAGGAAGGGGCCGGTGACTTCCGTCAGCTCCTCGGCGCGGAAGGCATCGACGTCTTTCTTCTAAGCAGGCCCATCGACTCGACTCCAGGAGCTACGCGGAAGATCACCCTCATGGACTACCAGCTCGGGGGCTACTACCCCTTCGACCTCGATGCCCAGAACGAGTACCTCGCGATGGAGTGGATTCGGCTCAGCCGTCCCCACATCGCGCCCGTAGAGGACATTGGACCCGAAGACGCACCGGCCGAGGTCCTCAAGGCCCTCGACCCCCGACGGCGCCACGAATCCTGAGCCATGTCCGACCGTCCCACCATGCGCTCCGACCTCAGCCTCGTGGGCATCGAGCCCCATGAGGTCGAGGCGCTTGCAAAGCAAGCGCACGATGAAGCCTCGGCGCAGGCTGCAACGGAGCGTTACCACAGGCTCCTGAAGGATCGGCGCAAGGCAGCGATGCGCCTTCTTCACCCTGACCTGGGGGGTGACGAGGAACAGGCCAAGCGTATCAACGCGGCATTCGACCGCCTCCTGCGTGTCCGCATCACCCAGAAGCCTAAGGCCCTGCCAGTTCACACAGTGGTCATCCAACCCATGGGGTGGCGCCCAGCAGATGTGCCCATCGGCAGCACGAGCACCACAGGCACCGCGAGCGCCACGGCCAGTGGGTGGGGCGTGTGGGGCGGCGTGTGGTTCGGGTCCTTCCCATCAGGGATGGGAGGCTCCTAGTGCGTGTCCCACTCATTGACCCTGTCGACGCCGTCATCTACCGGCTCGACATCGCAGCGACCTGGGCCGAGGATCCTGCCGGTGCCCCCACGAAGGGCTACGACAGTGTCCTCAAGGAGCCCTACGTTGTTCACCAGGCCGGGGTGCGTAGCGTGACCCGGGTAGAGATGTCGACGCCGGTGACTCTGCCTTGTCAGGT